TTTTACTTTACCGCCTTCGTACTCTATACTAACCTGTGACTTAGCATCTGGCAGCATGTAATCATACCCGTCCAGTCGCATAGACTTTAGTTCTTTGAGTATTTCGTGGCTGTAGTAAATAGGTGCTGGCAAGTATGCGTCGTTGTCGTTGCAAGCATAACCAAACATAATGCCTTGGTCCCCGGCACCAAAATCATCTGTGCCTAGTGCAATGTCTCCACTCTGTGCGTGAATTTCATTATAGATGTTTAGTTTGTCCCAATGGAAGCCATCTTGTTCATACCCAATCTCACGAACTTTATTGCGGACAATTTCTTTAACTTCTTCGTTGCTTACGTTGAAGTTTTTAACTTCGCCTGCTAATGTTACATGATTGGTGGTTACAAGTGTTTCAACAGCAACACGAGTTGTAGTATCGCCTGCTGCTAATCCAGCATCAACTAGTGCATCAGAGATTTGGTCTGCTACTTTGTCTGGGTGTCCGTCGCTGACACTTTCGCTGGTAAAAATATAGTTGTTCAAATCTGTTTCCTTATTTTGTCGTATTGTTCTTCGGTAATCTTCTTGCCTTGTATTAAGTCAAGATGTTCTTTACTAAGTCCCCCAGGCATTTCCGAATAGCGATATGTGGAGTCTTGGTGAGAATCGCCATCCTCGTTGCATACAGAGTTCTGCGACTTCTTGAACATTGAGGGTATATTCTTCACTGCGTCCGCCCATTGGCATAAGATATACTGGACATTCCACCCCGGCATCCCTGTACTGCTGAACAGCCCGAGTAACTTCATCAACATCGTCTCTGTCAGCAACAACAAACTTGAAGTAAATGTCACTACCAGTAATACTAGCATACTGACTAGCGACATCAGGCTTAATAGCATCATCCCAAGACTCGCCTGAAACGGATAGCTTCGGTGAGCAACTAAAAGTAACTCGAATTCGTCCAGTGCTGTTGAGATAATTGAGGAAGTCTTCGTGTAAAGACTGCGTAGTGTTGGTTTCGATTGTGACATTTTTTAGGTCCGCCATTTTAGGATGTTCAAATAGTTCGACATATAGTCGTTGCCAAGCAAGCAGTGGCTCGCCACCTGTAAGGATAAGATGTACATCTTGTCCGTTATCCATAGTCCACTTGCCTTCTGGCAGCAAACTAAGCAAGTGTTCAACTACTTCGTCGATAGTTGCAAGTTTGTTAAAGTCTTTGAACTCAGGGTAGATACTAGCATATGTATCACAACCTGTATGAATGATAGGTAAATCTTCAAACTTCTCAGTTGTTTCATGCACACCTGCATCTAGCAATGCTTTTACTTCTGCATTATAGCGTTCACCGCGAGCATGTTGCTCCCAACGATCGCCAACACTTTTATCAACACCAAAGTTCATACAACGAAAGTTACAACCGAATGTGCGTAGGAATACACTGGGCACTCCTACAAACTTGCCTTCGCCTTGCACACTATAAAACGCTTCTGAATATCGTAGTTTCATCTTGGTGCAAACTCCTGCTGTAGTTTAATGTTGTCAAAAAACTCTTTCTTTGTAGCAGGATCGTCTTTGAATGAACCCTTTAGCACGGTTGTCTGTGTGAGACTGCTATGTGCCATAATGCCACGATTCTCACAGCATCCGTGCACCGCCTGAATATAAACACCTAAGTTAGTTGCACCTGTTGAGTATGCAATCTCACGTGCAATATCATTTGCAAGTTCTTCTTGCAGTGTCCCGCGTCTTGCACACCATTGTGCAATACGTGTGTACTTAGATAGTCCAATAAGTTTGTCTGCGGCAATAATACCAATGTATGCAACACCGCTTACTGGCTGGTGATGGTGACTACACATGCTCTTTAGCTCTGAACGCACCACAAGCATACCTTCGTAGCGATCTTCTGAATCATTAGGAAATGCAGTTGCATCTGGACGATAGTCATAGCGTCCTGCCATAATCTCATTAAAGTACATCTTAGCAAGACGTCTTGCTGTACCCTTGCTGTTAGGATCTGTATGCCTATCAATTACTAGTGTGTCTAGTACAGTTTCAAATGCTTCTGTAGCTTCGTCAATCAATTTTTCTTTGTCGCCGCTTTGTAGCAAGCGAGCAATGTTGTCGCCTGCCCAATAGCGTTTGTCTGCGGCTTTGCAGCGTTCGATAATTTCTTCGTATTTCTTCATTTGTTTCTCCGAGTTAAAGACGAGGATGTCATAAAATATGGTACACTCATATTATTAAGTATACCATATATTTAGGTTTTTGTCAAGTGTTTATGTAAAAAACTTGTCAAGCATTTCAATACGATCATTGGCAGTTGCCATAGTATCAAGTTCGTGTTGAATAGCTTCTACAATATCGCTGTGTTCGCCAATACCTACACTTTGATTCATATATACCATAATGTTAGTCTTTGCTCTTTCGAGCTCTCCTTCAGCATGCATACGTGCTGCCTTTACTAATTGTTCTTTCAAATCCATATTCCTTTCCTATGTTATGATTTGTTATTGTCCGACGTTTTCCCAGGGGAATACCAACCAGCAGGGGTCTTCTGCTTTGTTAACTTCGTGTGCGCTGTAGCGCACACCACCAAACTCACTTGACAGGTTTTCTGTAATAGTTGCAAATCTTACATTTGCTATGTCGCCATTCCAAACACTATTCCAAGCGGTGTCTTCGTTTGGCAAACAACTGCTCTGCCAGTCTTGTTTGATCCAGTTAAACGTAGCACCAGTGTCGTTGATGTCATCTACAACAAGAATGTTTTTACGTTTCTTATTATCCCAGCGACATCCGACATCTTTTTGTTCTTCTGCGTCTACATAACCAAATGCATCTTCTGCCATCCAAAGATTGCTTTCTGGACCCATTTCGTCATCACGCAAACTAACCTTTAGTGCTTCGCAACGAACATCTAGCATGTTAGATAAAATAGTAGCAGGTACGTTGCCACCTCTAGTAATGCCTACAATATAGTCAGGACGCCAGTTGTCTTTGTACATCTGTAGTGCAATGTTTACACAAGCGTCTTCAACGTCTTGCCAGCTGTAATAATGTTTTTTAATCATTTGAGCAACTCCAAGTTTGCAATCTTACTAATCTTTTCGCCAAAGTCATCATCTTTGTTGATGATGTATGTAGTAACATCGCTATGATCTTTTACGCGATCATAGCGTCTAAACTCTACAACCTGTCCACCTACTGCTGGGAATACACGGAAGTTTAGAGTAGGTTCTGCATCCATACGAACACTTTCATCTAATCGAATGCCTGATACAGCATTCTTCTCGTATTGTGCGTCCCAATCTTCGCGGACCCATTTGATTACTTTGCTCTTAAGCCACTTCATTTTCTACTAACCTCTTTATTAACTCGTAGTTTTCTTTTGCTTTAGCAAATGCGGGAAACTGTTCTGCCAACGCCTGTTCACGCAGTTCTTGCTCCATTTTTTGTTTAGCCCATTCTACAACAGTTCCTAGATCAATACTATCCACCCAAGCATCATTGTGTACTTGTTCCCACATGCTGCCGTTAAAAACTTTTAACTGACCGTTGATTGCCCGAACTTCGCCTTCAACGCCACGCTCCTCACCGTTACAAGTGTATGGAATTTGAAAATCTGTATGAACTGGTATCACTTGCCGTCCTTTGCGTTTTTTTCTGCTTTGGATAGTTTGTTGTTCCATTGATTGTTACTAATGCCAAGTTCACTAGGCATAGGTTTAGTTTTTCCTACAGTAACAGCACCGCCCTTTTTAAGAAACGCATCGATCATTTCTTGATCGGTATTCTTTTTAGGTTGATGATTCATTGCCATTACTTAGATTCCTTTATTGCATCAAATGTTTTATATTTTTCAAGAGCACGTTCGTATTCGTCTTTTATTTCTCGTAGTCTAGGATACTTCTCTTCCATGTCTACGTCTCGCTTTAATAATAACAGACTATCACGCATCTCGTCAAGTTCTTTCATAACGTCTCTGCCATCTACCATCAGCGGAACGTTGACTTGCATACTACCATTAGTAGGATCACCGTTCATAATAATAGCACTGTTGCTAATATTATTTCTAGTAATAGTACTAGTGTTTTTAGCAGTAACAGATCCCGGCAAGTGTCCAATAGAAGAGTTTGTATTGTATGTAGAATTAAATGTTGTTTTCATTTCTTTTCGCCATTTCTCTAACCGCTTCTTTTCTGCCTGTTTTCGTTCGCGTATGCGCTTCATATAATCCTGTCCTGGATTATAATCAAGATTCTTCGTCTTGTCTTCCTTGCCAGTCTTGGTGAACCATTTTGTAAATTGTTTTAAAGTTTTCATAGGCTTTCTCTAATGCTGGATAATCATTGCACATATCTTCTACTTTGGCAACACTAGGCATAGTATCTTCAAACTCAACAGGCTCAGTTAAAGTAATACCACTTATATCAATAGTGTCATCTATTGTAATCCAAGAATTATCTATAGAATACACATTTGTATCAAGCCATACGTCGCCTACATTAGCATCTACAGGAGCAGTTAAAGTAATAGTACTAGTAGTTCCGTCCATAGTCGATATATCTATAGTATACTCGTCATCGTCCATCTGCAATTGCTCCGTAGAGTTCTTTTCCTGAGAAGAACTCTTTATTAAGTTTTGTAACCTGTTTGTTAAGGCTGACCAAATAGTCATTGTAATTTTCCATATATTCTCTTACGCGATCAACAACCTCGCCTCTGTGCTGTCTATAGGCTGCAAAATCTTCAGTCCACGCACTTGGATATTTAAACTCAGGTAGTGCCATTTCTGTGTAGCTGAGTCTATCAGGAACCATGGGAATAGCATTAGTAATAGCACCTTCGTACCAACTGATTCCGAGTGTTTCTTGCAAGTTAGCAGAGAATACCATCTTTGCTTCACCTAACAAATTGTGATACTCATTCTTAGTAAGTTCACGCTCTTGACACACAACAAACTCATATTCAGGTAATTGTTCTGCTAGGTCACGAAATATATCTACTTGTTTCTCTGATGCTACACGATGTGGAAACAAGATAAGATTTCGCTTTTCCATTCCTTTATATTGTGTAAGACTATCTTTCAAATACTCCATAGGCCAGCCTACACGCTTGATACTAGGATAGTATTCACGTAGTTCATCTGAGTCGTCTTCGTCAAACAAGCCTTGTGCAAACAAGTCTATATGAAAGTCTGTAGCAAAAAAGTTGTCGTCGTACACATGAAACATACTTGCTTCTGCATTACGTACCCAAGGTGCGTCTCCTATCAGCCTACCAAGGAAATCATGAGGATCATAGCTACCAGCATGCCAAAGGCCACCGATTCCAATGTCGACCCCAAGGAGTTCAGCCATGTAGCGCAACTGGATAACAGTAGGGTTCCACGCATCCGTATATAGGAAATAATCTCCATCTTTAATTTCTCCGTTGCAAAACATCTCGCCAATCTGTTCGAGCTGTTTCGATTTATAAACGTTAGTACCACCGAAGTTAAGGAAAGCCCCAGGCGTAGTTGCCTGAGGCGTTTCCCCACCGCTAATCACTCGAACATCTACATTTGTAGCATGTTGAAGTTGCTTTGGAAGATATTCTTTCCATTGCTTAGTATAGCGTGTGTCTACAGCTTCAATGTCTACAATGTAGATGGTCATAATTAATTTCTCCGAGTGTTATTACGTTCAGTATTACGTGCTTTAGATCGAAGCCAGCCTTGATACTTTTGATACGCAATCCAATTTGGATCATTTTTCTTATAAAGTGCTTTTTCGTCAAACACCTTACCTTCAAAACGACACCAGTCTTTGTATGCTTCAAGATCGTTAAACACTTTATTCACTGCTGGGTTAGCAATTGTCATAATATATTCCTCTTGTTATGACTTAGGGTAAAAAATAGAACAGCCGTTTTCGTTGTCTTCAGCGACACTAATCTCTACAAAGCGGCCGGGATACTTTGCAGCGATTTCTTGATACAAGTCATCTGCGATCATCTCACATGACTTGTGGTTTAACTCTAGTACGCCTTCGACGTCATAGAGTCGTTGCATCCAGCGTTTAAACTGAATGAATTCAATGTCGCGATCGTTGTGGAATACTTCGATGCGCACACGGAAATGGAAGATATGACGATGTGGAATACCAAGGAAACTTACGTCATCCCAATCGCCAGTTGCTAGTTTAGGATCAGTATCTGCGCCTGGGTACATGTGTACACCTTCTTTAGCAAAGGTTACCCAAATACTACGTTCTGCGTTTTGCATATTGTTGTTTTCTTCTCTCATTCTACGTAATATGTAATCGTGATAGCGTTCTTGCATTGTTTAATACTATACTCATTTGTTGTCTTTGTCAAGCTCTTGTGGCTCAAATATTTCAAGATTATCTGCATATGCTTGCGATTTTAATACTTTCATTTGTTCCCAAAGTTTCCAGTCCATAGTTTTTAAAACTTCGTTATTTTCTTTTGTAATCTTTACAAGTTCTTTTATATGACTCTCAATAGAATCTAATATACCTACAAGTTCTCTATCTCTGTCATTTGATGATTGTGTCATTTTTATACTCATTCCAATCTGTGAATTTTTCTCTATCCATTAGATCGTGCAAACTATGGCACCAGACGCCGGGATTAGTTGCCTTAAAATCTACATCATCAATCTTAACCATTGTGTTGTAGTTCCAAAGTTTCGTGTAAGGCAATGGAACACGAATTTGCGGAATAAAGTTATCGTACTCGGCAAGTCCGCCGTCGTGAAACTCGCGACAAGCATCTAATGGAATATCTAGAGTACAAAGGAAGTCTTTCTTAAGGAAGTGTTCGATCATATCTTCCCACGCTTCCCAGTCATCGTTTACAACAGGATTGTATGAATGATTGGCACCAAAGAAGATGTGTTCGCAGCCCTGTCCTGCTGCGTAGTTTAAAATAGTTTCCACATCCTGCACACCTGTAACAAATAGTGTCTTCATTCCGAACGCAGGAGTCTTTTCAACTTCTACACCCGTAAAGAATGTAATACTATCTGCTGTGCCTGTTTTGTACTCACGCTTCATTTATTTCTTCCTTAACTAAGAAGTGGACTTTAACAATACCATCTTTGTTCTTTTTAACGTAGTATTCAAGACCTGCATCTCTAAATACTTTTAGAAGTTCGTTAAAGGTATGTTCTTTCATTCTAAGCCTATTTGTGTAAGTCTAGTATTAATACGGTGAATTTCATCTTTGAGATAGAGTTTCATAGTTTTTAATCGTCGGACTTCTGCTGTTATAGTCATATTATTATACTTTACTTCAAGCTCTGTGTCAAGTTCTCTATGCTTCCGAGTAAGCTCTTCTAAGTGTGATTTTAACTTATCAGCTTCTTCAGGATAGTTGCTCATCCTCGAGTTCCTCCAATTTAGCCTCGTCTAATTCTTCTTCATCTGTTTCTTCAGTTTGTTCTACTTCAAATAGCGCATCAAAGAATGTTGAGCTGTTTACGGTCTTTTTACCAATAGCACCTCGTGTGCCTGGTATAGACATCCATAGTTTTGAATACTTTTCAATGACTTCTAAAGACTCTTCTCTAGTTGTTTTACTAAAGATTTCGTCCATTACATCTCTAACCAGTACTCTATCAAATTGTTCTTGTACAAGCATCTTTGGGATAACACCTGCGTCATATTGTCTATTAGCTTCTTGTACAGCATTGATGTGCGTCCATACGTTATGACCCATCTGAATAGCATAACTAAAGCTATCCCAGCTTGTTGAGTCTTTCTTGCGAACGATTTGATTGCCGTCTTTGTCTAGTACAGGTTGATCGTTCTTGTCAAGTTCAACTTCGCCTGCACTTACTTTAGGCACACCAATTTTATTACGATCACCTTTTTTGTATGTACAAATGTCGCTTACTAGCAATCCGTCAGTTAGTGGACTATCTTCAAATACTTTAAAAATACCATCTTGTGTAGTAGCATCTTTAAATGTTCGTGTGTCAGTAGCATACTTTAGTTCATCTACACTAGGCAACATTCGATAGGTCCATTTACCTCTATCTGGTGTTTCGTTAGAAGTATAAACTTGTCCGTTTGCTGTTGCAAGGAAAGGACTTGCACAATCAAAGGTAACCATAAACGTTGGGTTGTAGTACTTGCGTACAGCCCGTTGTACGTCTGTTAGCAAGCAAGCCCACTCTAGTTTACTTGTGCCAAGGAAGTGCATTACATCGTGTACACCGCTTTGTAGTAATCCGTCGTAGTGCAGTGCTACAATACGCTTGAGTAATAAGTGTACGTCACACATGTTCTGACCACCCATTGACCACCCGTTAAAGTGATTGTCTGGATACTTGACTGGATCGCAATAGTCTTTCATTTGCTCGTACCAGTCATCTGCATCTGCGTGATTCTCACCCTGTAGAACGTTTAGGAACTTACAAGCACCTGTTCTATGCTTCATCCAGTAGTCATTGTTGATGCGTGTTGCAGCAACAGCTTCGTCATATGTGCTGATACCTGTTGCCTTTGCACCTGCAGGGCTACGTGCAACCCACGCCGGAATATCAAGAATCATTCCATAGTCCATGTAAGCGTCCATCCAACGTAGGACACCGTCACGTTTCTTTTGTGCCTTAGGGCAATTAGGATCTTTCCAATCACCTTCCCAAACACCCTTACCAATCTGGAAGCCACCACTGTCGCCTAGCAACCAAGTATTTTCACGATCTCTGTTCCTAATCATATCTTCTTTAGGAACATGCTTGTTAACATCTAAGTCAGCGTGTCCTGCAGAGTAGAGCGTCCACTTGTAAGTGAACGCACCTTCTTTTGCATTAAGATAGTTAAGACTTTCAACATTATTTTGGAAGTTGCTAGGAATACGATTGTCAGGAACATAAGGACCTTTGACAGGATCAGGATAACGCTGCTTGCCCACATAGGTTGCATAAAACCCACTTAGTGCAGGCAAGAAGTGTGCGTAATCGTTTTGTGCTGCGGTTAGGTCTTTATTCATTCTTACTTGCTCTGTGCTGGGAGTATATAATCGTACTTGGCCATACCGCTATCTACTGAGATCATCATAGCGCCTTGATCTGAAATACTCATAGTAATATCGCCGCTTAATCCTAAGATTGCTTGTACTTGCGCTACAGGCCAACTCCATGTGTGTTGTAGTGTACCTTCTACACCTGATTCGAATACAAAGCTACCTGCGTGTGTACTAGCATCACCAAAACTAAACACTAGATCAGTTACACCACCTGTGTCTTTAGTGCTTACATTAAATGTTGGTTCTTCTGAATGTGCTGCACTTTGTAGTTTCATTCGAGAAATTGCTGCCATACTGGGTTTAAACACAACATTCCAGTTTGCGCCTTTAAATTTAACCGTTTTCATTTTTTCTTCGATAATTGCTTTGTTCATAAAGCGATAATCGTTTTGAAAGTCTCCAGCTTCATTTTCAAAATGAATGTGTGTAGGAATTGTTTCGCCGTTGCGTTCTGCTTGTACCACATCAATCTTAGCATCTTTTTGATACTCTGGATTCTTTAGATGTAGGTTAAGTTTGTCTAGATTAGGCATACCAAATGTGCCTGTAAATTCTCCAACCGTATTGTGTGTTTCTGCACTCAAAATAACTGAACGGTCATCCGCCATTGAGTCAATTTGTGTCGAGTCTTCTGCTGTAACCTTTACAATACTCAAAAAGCCTAGCGAGTGTGTATGTGCTACAATGTCTTGTAGGATGTCTTTCATGTTACCTTTTCTCCATTAAATAAGTTTATTATATTGCCTATATTGTTGTCTGTCAAGAATTTTTCTACTGTATATTTAGGTTCAAAGCCCAGTGCTCGCATTTTTTCCATGTTAGCACAAGTCCAACTCCTCTCTCCTGGGGTATTTAGACGAACCGGTAGATCTGGTGCTAAGTCTTGGATCCTAACAGGATGCCCCGTACCAATATCAATAGTACCTTTTATGTGAGGTTTACTGATTAATATTTCAATTGCGTCTAGCACATCTTCTAGATGTATAAAATCTCTATAGTGTCTAGTTGTATATTCTAGTGTACCGTTGCGCAGTTTGTTAAAAAACATATTTTCTCTAGGGCAACTATCCGAGTACACTGTATGAAAACGCATACCTAACATATCTAATGGACTATAACGTTCAGATAGTTCTTCTAATACATACTTGCTTGCTGCATAAGGGTTCAAATCGGGCTCGTAAGCACTCGAACTGCTCGCATATAGTATACGTGTACCTTCGTAACGATCAAATAGTCGTCTGCTTGCTTCTACGTTATTAAACCAGTAACTGGCAGGATCGCCTGCACTTTCACGTACACCGCTCTTGCCTGCTAGGTGTACAACAAGATCTACCTCAGGCCAATCAGTATAATGTAGCAAGTCAAACTGCGGACCTTGCTTAATGTCAATTCCATGTACATCGTGACCCTTTGTTGTTAGGCGTCTGTATAACGCACTACCGATAAATCCTCTATGACCTGTTAGTAGAATATTCATTCTTTAGAATCTCCCAAGTATGTTTCCAATCTTTTACATGATAATTTTCACCATTATAGTTGGCTAATGCTAAAGGCCAATCATTGCCGCCTTCTTCCATTCGATCGCCAAAGAATACAATAAAATCATCATCCTCAAAATCTTGTAGTATTTGACTTTTGTCCGCACCTGTATAAGCAATGTCAATGCCGGTTTCGCCACCTAATGTAGCAGTAATATTTTCGAACTTGCTGTTGATTTCGTAAGCAATACTTTCACGTTCTCTATTAGCAGTATCGTAATCTATATACATCTTGCGTTCTTCTAAAGAAGCACCTCTGCCTACAATACTAAAATTAATCATTCCTGGACGTTCTTCAATATGCCGCCCTGTTCTTACTGGAAAAGGACTAGCCTGTAACCAACCATTCATTAAGTCATATAGTTCTTTTGGTGCGTCAAATGTTTTAGAATTTACCCGCTTGCCCTTGAACCAAACATCACTTCCACTACAATTATAACAAGTAACAACTGACTCTGTAATGTCTGCACCAAGCTGTTCTACAGTCTTTGGATAATCGCTGCCAGTTACCAGCCACACCTTGTTATCTTGAATAAAAGTTTTAAAGAACTCTTTAAACTCTGGATCTATGCTTTGACGGCTCGGTGTTAATGTTCCGTCTACATCAAATACGAATTTATTCATGTTTATGATTTTTATCCTCTATAAAACGCCAACAGCCTTCGTTCTTAATGGTATTTAGATCGTTGTGTAGCAGAGTGTTCTCCATTTGGAGTTCGCGGATTGCATCTTGTAACTCGTAAATCTGTTCCTGCAACCATTCAATGTCGTATTCTTCAACTGCCATTGTCGCACACCACATATTCACCTTGTGTAAATTCTGCTTCTAGTTGACGTGCAACATGTTCACAAGTTTCAAAATGGTTTACTTCTGCGTAGCGTGTCCAACGAGGTTCATCCAACCCAATAACTGTGCTAACAATCCAAACCACCCACATCACGGATTCTCCTTGATCCACATACATTCTGCAAAGTCTTCCGCTGTGTCATACATACGCTTACAATGTTCGTAAGGATGACTCCAAGATCCTAATGTAAGTCCTACAACAAATGCTACAGCAATAGGAATACCATATTTGCTGGTTTGTGTAAATCCTTCTCGAAATCCTCGCCAAAATGCTTTGCTCATTTGTTTTCTCTTTCTGCTACACGTTTTCTTAAGTCGCTTGATGAAAAGCGGTGATCTCGTTTATTAAAGTGTAGCTGGATACCCCGCTTCTTGCAAATATCCTTGCCTGTAAAATCCTTTTCACGATACTCTTCACCTAGTATTCTAACATCAATATGATACATTGTCAAGATATCTTCTAGGTCTTTTTCTGTAGCATAGGGGATGATTTCATCCACATACCGAACACCTTTAAGTTGGGTATAACGCTCTACAATAGTTTGTACAGGCTGATTTTTTTCTGGCCTATCTAATGTAGGATCAGTCTGTAATCCGCAAATCAAATAGTCACATTGTTCTTTTGCTTCACGCAACATTTGCACATGTCCGGCATGAAGCAAATCAAAACTACTACATACAAATCCTACTCGCATATCAATCTCCGAAATCAAACAAACTAGAAAATGTAGTGTGTGATTTAGTATCTTCTAATGGATAGTCTAACACACCAATCAAGTTGTCTAGTTTGTTATCAATAATAGTTTCTGCCATTGCTGCATCATCAAAGGGCAACTCTTTAAACCACTCTGGCAAACGCAACTCATCTGTAGGATATGCTACAGAGGTATAACCCAATGGATTCTGTTTGAGCTTGCAAACAATAACTTTCATGCCATCTACAACTTCTTGCGAGTATTTGTCACCGTTCATACGCTTGAGCGTATTCCAGTTGATGCTTGCTCGAACGTGTCCGGGCATGTTTGCTTTGCCTTGTTTTTCTTCAAGACGCTGATAGTGACCAACTTTGTTTGCACGTTTGGGAGATCCTTTCTCCCAACCAGGTCTTGCACCGAACTCCTTGCGAAACTCTGTAATACGATCTAGTACTTCTTTTTGTGGCACATCAGTAAGTACCATTAGCAGTAGTTCTTTTAAGAAGTCTTGCATAAACACCGGAGTATCTGAACGTCTCAAGTCCAAACCCATTGCTTTTACTTTACCTGGCTTACCGTCTACATCTGTTCTAAAGCCTTCGTTGTCTACTACTAATGCTGCATAACGCTTCTTAGTAATATATAAACCGCTCAGAGCAACGATCTCTCTGCCTGCTGCAATTACGTCTGCACGACTCTTAGGACAATGGAATGCACGACCCATAAAGTCAATAAACGTTGTGTCCACTTGATCTGCTACTTGATCATATAGCGCAATAGCTTTCTCAGTCGACCATTCTAACTTGCCGCTTTCGATATCATCTTTAAGCACAGGCCAAGCACTAAAGTACACAGAGTCAGTATCACCATAAATTACAGCCTTGCCCACATGATCATATTCACCTGTAATAGTTTTGTTTGCTTCTGCACTCATATGCTTAACAATCTGTCTACCGGTGAGTGTAGTTGATTGTCCAATGCGTTTATCGAAGAACCTACAACCAGGGTTAAGAATCGCACCATACAAACTATTCAAGTTAATCTTCTTAACCAGCTGTCGTTTATCCCAGTATTCAATTTCAGCATCATTTTTAGCGTCTTTTGCTTTTTTCAGCATCTTCTGCATGTCTTTACGTTCAGCATACCAACGCTTTAGGATACCTGGAATTACACCTTCAAACTCTGTTGTAAATATAGTACCATTAGCACTAAGCATCCAAGGCATATTTGAGTCGAATATAAGTTGATAAATCTCCGCACCTGAAAGTACATCCGACCTACCATCTTCCCAATCAATAGTAAGTGCAATGTCCTTGCGTTGATCCATAACTGCTTCGTATTCTTCTGTCGCAAATCTACCTTCCCAACTGCCTGCAAAGCTCTTTTTCTTTAGTGTCATGTCTTCGTGTACACGGGCATCACTAATCTCCGCTCGAATCTGTCCTACAATAGTCTCTGGGGCCATGTTCAGCGCACGAATCACACTAGGATAAAGTGAGTTCAAGTCCATTGATGCTACCCACTTATGCAAGCCTTTCTTAGGAAATGCAACATATGCACCTGCTGCTTGTGTGTTTTCTTCATCACGTTGCTTGCGATTAGGCACTTGTAATCCTCGATTGTGTGCTTCGTTGATAATACCTTGCTCTGTAACAGCAACAGCACCCATTGTCGTTTGTAGCAACACCGTGTTTTCATGAGCAATTGAATTGCTCAAGTCAATAAAGCGAAGTTTCTTGTCTAGTTTGTCTAGCAGTGCAGTATCTTGAATGTTGTATTCAATGAACTTGCGGAAGTCGTTGTTGTACAATTGATCCAGTGTACCTTCATATGGCACCTTGTTCTCGCCTACTTCAATCTCACCGATAGCATCCAGTCGATATGTGTGTCGTTCTTCATATGTATACTTGCGATACAATTCCAAACTATCCAAGTGTACACGACCTATTAAATCAAATGTAACAGCTTGCTTCCCGTATTTTTCATATTCTCTTTTCTTAGGCAATTGTCCCCACAAGCAGAATCTACGTGTGTCATCTTTACTCAACACACGAGAAGTTCTGTTTACGGTGTATGGAATATCATAACCTTCGCTGTTCCAACCACTTAAGATATCAGCATCTTCAATCAGTGTCAAGAAGGTGTCAATCATCTCACCTTCTCGCTCAAACAGCATTACATTGTCAATGCCTTCAAGCTCTGCCTTTGCCTGCTCCATAGTAAGAGTCTTAGGTGGAACAGCAAGACACACCATTGTTTCTAGCCATTGCAAATATACACTTATCGATGTAATAGGCATAAACGGATCAGCAGGATCAGCAAAGCCTCGTTCCGGATCAAAGTCTGTCTCAATATCGAAAAAAGCAATGTTTAGTTTAGGAGCATCTTGATTGAGATAGTTCTCACTCAGACACTGGAAGATTGGATTTACATCGCTTTCGAAAAGTGTTTTATCTTTGTTGATAGCAACTTCTTTGCGAAAGTCTTTTGTGTTCTTACACACAATGCGACTTAACGGATCGCCGTATACGCTTTTGTATTTGCCCTTAGGGTCTTTGTAGTAGAAAGTATACTTTGCATTGTACTCAGTATAGTGTCTCTTTCCGTCACGTCTTTCAACGACACGAATAATATCTTGATCGCGATCGAACATCGCATCTACGTATGGCATTTATTTCTCCTTGTTGTTTATGGCCAACTAACCTTCAACCTGCTCGTAAAGTGAGCGACTCTAAAACTATTTACTATTCTTAAGAATATACATGGTGAGCTTTGGATCGTCAACTACCAACAGTTCTTGCGGGTATTTGCGATCAGGACTGCTTCTACCAATAGCTTTAACGTTCACCATTTTAGGATTTAGTTTGACTACATTGCCAATCCTCATACGATTGTGATCAGGATAAACTACATTGTCATCTAATTTAAGAACGTTACCTAAAATATCTCGGTGTACTACTTCTGTCATTTGATACTTTCTACATAAAAAACAATTGATATAGTGCAATAGTGTTCATCATCACAAACCAACTGCACAATACGATAACAAATGCTGCTTGTCTAATCACAGCACTAATTACACCCAAGATACTGCCTGCAAGATACATAGGTACAAATATCCTTGTTGCAGGATCTAAGATAGTAAATGTAAGAACAGCACTAGCACTGATTAGTAATGTAGCTTCTAGCATCTCAGCATAGAAAGCTACAGGACTAGTTCTGTAACTGTTCTTAAAAAATTCTGTTATTTTAGCTATCACTTGTCATAACCTAAAGTTGCTATGAGTGTTTCGAGATCTTCGTGTGCATCTGCGTGATTTTCCCAATCACGATTCTTAGCAATTTTAATTGCTTTGTTAATTAGTGCGGGTTTAACGTTTAATTCTTCTGCTACTGCTTTAACAGTTTCTTTAAGACCTGCATTTAGATCTTCTACTTCTTGCATAACATTTACGCCTTCTTTTACAAGTCTTTCTAATTTTGCCTTTTCTTCTGGCCCGTAGACGCGGTCACTCATAGTATTCTCCTGTGTGAGTTATAATATTAAATTAATTATATGATATATTTAGATAATTGTCAAGTGTTTAAAACACTTTTTTGTTGTCGAACGCACGATCCCATCCAAAGAATTGTGCCTTATAGTCCGAATGGTCGTCTGATGATAGATTGATCCATTCGTCTTTGCGCTGCCATAGTTTGATAGCGCCTTCGTACCAATCGGTATTGTCAATAATGTTTTCTAGTTTTTCTTTAGCAGCATATGCATCTTCTACATTATCAAAGTCTTGTTCGATATGTATCACTTCCATCACTAGATCGTGACTCACAAAGTCTAGACTAAAGTCAATACCCCATTTGGGTTTAATGTTTAATAGCTTTTGTAGTATAGGACGTTGCTGGCAAACTTCTACAATTTGCTCTCTTGCTTCTCCAGCAAATGCATAACGTGTTAGCAGCATACAATGGTCAAGAACTAGATTAACTTCGCTTTGATCCGTGTCACGATACCATTCTTGTACGGGTGCTATGTGAAATTGTATTTCTCGATTTAGTTCTACACCGTTTGCTTCGTAATGCAAGTGTTCTAGTGGAGTAGGAACTTCGTAACCGTCCTTGTCAAAGTCTTTAAAAGGTAGTGTTTCAACTAAAGATCGTTCTATTGGGTGTGTAAGATATGGATATGCAGTAAAATCAGGTTTAAGATTTATTAGCTGCATTGAGTTTTGCCCAAAGTTCTTCTTTGATAGATTTATATTCTTCGCCTACTAATTTATCCTTTAGAGGATGGTTAGTACGACCAGGCTTTGCACTAGGCATAGGATCTTTACCTTTTGCTTGTCCTGCTGAACCAGTCTTTTGTTTGCCTTCTATAAGTGTTTCGATAACACTTTCTAAATAAGCAACTCTTGATTCTAGTGCTTCAATTTGATCTTCTTTAACATTGCGTTTACGATTTGATTGTGATTGTTGCCACAACTTAAATCCTCGTTGCACTGATATTGTTTTCTTTCTGTCTTTAGAACGCCAGTTTCTTTCGTTTGGGTTATAATACCAAACCATGCCGGTACTATCTTTAAAACTATCACCTTTAGATAAATCGGCAATACTAGTAGGCTTACTAGTTTTAGATGTCGTAGGAGTTTTTTCAGTACTACTGCTACTACCATCATCCATTGCGTCTGCACCTTTTTTGAGAGCATCTAGCTGATTATAGTTCTTAAACCCTGCTTTAAAAGAATCAGCTGCACCTTCGTTAACTTGTACTCCTGCTAGTGCAGCAAAGTCATTAACACTATAATCACGATCTATTTGAAGCGAGCCTTCAGCAACTTCTGCACTTTCCTGCACGTAATCTATAGCAGGTTCAGCACTTTTCTGCGCATTATCACTTGCTGCTTCTGCTAGTTTACGTAAGTCTTCTTTTGGATCACTAGGATCCAATTCAAATAGTTTGTGTTGTAGTGCGTTAAAATCCATTATTTCTTTCTCCCAGCGCAGTGTGCCTTTTGACTAAATCCTTTTGGGTTTGAACAATCGATACTTTTCTTATACGATGATGACCATTTTTCTTCTATATGATCTAAGAACGGTCTTAGTTCTCTTGCTCTATCCGGATGTCTTAATTGGCGCAAGGCCTTTGCTTCTCTTTGGCGAATAACTTCAGGAGTTACCCCCATTGCTTTTGCTATTTGAGCAAGTGTATATGCTTTTTCAAAAGGTGGTAGGCCAAATCGTGCTTGTAATACTTTTTGATTTTTTTCGTTACCTAGTGTAGGAATTAATTTAGCTACTACTTTCTTTAGCTTTTCTCTGTCTACATTTCCGAAATCAAAGTCAGTAGGTTCATCAGGTAAGTCTACCTTCTTAGACTTCTTCGTAATATCTTTACTATCTGCTTTGTCGTCTGTTGGAATACGTTTACCTTTGTATAAAGGACTTTTTCCTGTATACGGCATAGCCTCTTCTAGTTGTCTAGCACCCATTTGCTTCAGTGCTTCGTCAATGTATAGAGCAAGTTCAAAGTCTAGTTGTGTAAGTCCGCCTACATCGTGTGTGTAAACCATCATAGTAACTTCATTATAAAAGAAACCCATGTCGGCAAAGTGATCTAGTTTAACTTGTGGTTTTTCGATAACCATGAAAAAACGCAGCGCCTGATTATAATCATCAAACGCTACTTTCTTGTATAGATATTTACCCTTGCGAATCTCCCAGTCTGGAGTAAACTTTTTGCGAATCGGTTCGGCTTGTTCTATACTTAACTTTTTCATTTTAGTTTATTGGTTTTTTCAGCTAGTTTATGACGCAGATGTGACTTATACTCGTCTTTTGCGCTTTCGGCGTGCATTGCTGCCATATGCTTTTTGTACTTTTTAGTACCTTTTTTGTGAGGTGATTTACCTTCTTCAACATTTTTTGCGTTACAATTACAATGCTTACAAGTTGGCGGGCAAGTACAATCTTCTGCTTTCACATCTGATCCGCAGCATTTGTCTGAACAATGTGTATCGCGAGCTTCTGTTACTTCTGCTTCGCCAAACTTCATATCATAGTCTAGTGAATGATATACACTACCGATATAGTCAGCTGCTTTTGTAATTTTTGATTGTTGCCATCCTTCGATACCTTCAGCTTCTGTAACCTGCTTTAACATATCGTGCAATTTAATTGCATACTTGGCAATTTTATATAGGTCGGCACGTGCCATTTGTACTTCATGATCACGTTCTGCCATATCGGCAAGTTCGCCTAGTCCTTCTTGAACTTTTTTATTAGACATTGATTAACTCCATAATACGTATTATAGTGTATTTATGCCTTTTTCTTTTTTGCTTTAGATTTTTTGCCAGCCATTAGTGTGTCGCCGTCGAGAGCATTTTTAGCAGTACCGTCTGGATTACGTTTTTGCATTTTATTACCGCCTACTGGAGTTGCAACGGCTGCTACTGCCCCTGCTGTTGTTTCGCATAGTTCACTTATTTTCATTGTATTGTCTCCAAAATGCATTACGTTCGTTAGTACTTAGTCTTTGTGCTTCGTGTTCTTTATACTTTTCTACGTAATACTCAATGTCCATTATTTTTTCTTTCTGCCTGATTTCATGTTGGCGCAAAAGTGGTAACCTTTTTGTCTTTCGCCGCTAGCGTTCTTTGCTTTTTTACGAAGACTAGTCACACTGCCTTTACAACTAACGCCTGCTTTTTTAAAACGTCCGGGTCTGCTTTTGCCTTTTTTCTTACCATCAGCAAAGTTTTCTTCTACGCCTTGTCTTTTAAGAATAAAAGTATCTTCATTGCCAGTGTCTTCTACATCGTAGTTATAACCGTTTTGACTGGCAAAGCGTTGTACCATTTTGCGATATAGTCCGCTTCTTGTATTGTCTTGAGATCCAAATGCTCCAGTGCGAGGCTTAAATGCACTAAAGTATATTTCTTGTGGGTTGTTAGCATCAACCCATTTTTTAATATGATTGATAACAGCACCGAATATTTTGTTCTGACCACCTTCGCCAGTTACACTCATTCTTGCACCACGAGTAAAACTTATATAAACGCCTTTGTTCATTGGCTTGTAAGTTATCTCAATATAAGCGTCATCGACCTTCGCAGCAAACACACTAGCGCCCTGTGGTGCAGCACCCTTGATCCATTCTACATCAGTATCAAATGCTTCGCTATAAGCCTTGTCTGTTGCTGCTTTTGCACGATCAGCATCTGGATGTTTAGGATTAATAGTTACAACTTCGCCGTTCATTAGTTCACTAATATTAGCACTCTTGCCTACTTTGTCTAATAGTATGTGCAAACTATCGTTGGGATCGTAATTGGTTTCGTAACCTGGTTTGCCACGCACTTCTGTACGCTTGCCTGTCTTTGTATCAGTAATGTTTAATACCAATAGTTCTCGGTCACGCTCTAGTTGTAGTTTGTAACCTTCAGCAAGTCCTAGGTTGTACAACACATTAGTTGATTTGCCTTTTACTTTCTTGCTTAGTGTAGGCGGGCGCCCATCTCGGTCTACACTATTACCAAACTTTTTAGCCTGTGTTTTGATTTCGTCAGGTCCTACATCAACGGTTTGGTTCTGTTTAGTAATACGTCCAACAGCTTCTGTTATTTCTCTAATTCTCATTTTAGATCGTCTTTGTATTCTGCTATATAATAGTCCATGGGTGTGTCAGATTTTAATTCAAACCAATTACCGTCGCTATCGTATCCACTTAATAGTTTAGGTGTTTTCTTTTTAAAATTTTTTACAATTATGCGTCTTTCTAATCCACGATGTGTAACTTCTAAGATATACCACGGATTTAATGCCCTTCTCAAACGTTTAAACATTATTTTTTCCCACGCCCTCTAAAAGTATGCCCTGTCATGTATGGTTTACTAAACCATAGTTCAAACCATTCTGGATCACCGGGCTTGATATTGTTTGCTTTTTCTTTTTTCTTTATAGCGTCAGCAGTCTGACTCATGTTTTCAAGAGTATACTCTGTGTAACCTTTAAATTCGTTTACACCTGCTAGTTTTTTGATATACTCAAGTTCGTCCATTACTTCTTTTTCTTCTTGTTGTGCTGTGCCCACGCAATAGCATACGGTGCACTGGGATCATCAAACTTTTTCTTTAGTGCTTTGACTTGCTTCTCTCTGCCTGGAGGAGCCTTTTCATTTGCTTTTTTCTTTTTCTTTTCATCACTGCTGTGACCAAAAGTTTTGTGTACAAGTTTATCTAGCTTACGGTGAAATTCATCTTCTTCTTCACCACTAGCATCTTCTGCTGCGACATTATCTTTAACACCCATACCTTTGCGTACAGCATCGTACATAGTTTGTGCTAGTTTCTTGTCTGGAACACCTTGTGCAAACGATTCTAATTCGCCTTGTGCTGCTAGTGCTCGCATCTTTGATGCACTCATTCCACTTACGTCATCAGCGTCTGGATCACGTTCGCCTGCACTTACTACACGAATCGAGTTAAATTTAAATGGTACTTTACCTGTTTTGTCGGCTTTACCGTTGTATGTATCGAATAGTTTTTGGAAACCATCTACTCTGTCACTACCAGCAATAAAGATAACGTCAGTATAACCTTGTGATTGTAAAAATTCTAATGCTTGCACAGGGGTACGAACTGCTTGATGGCCTACGGTAACATTTGGAAAGAATTGTTTTGCAAACTTAGCTTTAGTAGCAAAGTCCAATGGATCAGTTTTAGGCTTTTGTGTGTGTGATAAAAAGAGATAATGATCGCCTTTAATGCTAGTAAGTTTATCTACTAGCTTTGCGTGTCCTACAGTTGGCGGATTTAATCTACCAAATGCTAATACTGCTGTTTTTCCAGGTGCTTCAAATAATTCTCTTAAAAACATCGTTAATCCTAATTAGGTTGCCATCTGCTTCTTGGTACTAGTTTAGTTTTACTACCAAGGGCAACATACCCTTCTCCGCCTTTTTCGCCCGATGTTGATTGTTTTACATCTGCATCAGCATCATCTAATTGTGCAATGATATGGTCTTTAACCGTCATAATCTTTTTAACAAGAGCAAATATTCCAGGTAGTGCTTGAGGATTTTCGTCGTGCATTGCTTTGATCTTTGCTTGCTTGTTTACACTTACTTTACTATTACTTAGCCAGTCAAAAAACCCGTTTTCTAAATTATCTAGCTGTTTTGCTCGACTTGTTTGATTAACGTATGTGTATATAATGTTGTGCATGTCGCTTAGACCTTTAACAGGTGCTAAAAACTTGTCTATAGCAGGACCAACTTTTGAATTTAATGCACGTATTTCTTTAACTTCTGCCGTATCAACCTTAGGTTGATGTGCAACATAAGTTTGTCCTAGTACGACTACATCTTTAGAATTTAATTCTTCTACATCGCTTATAGGTGTACCAGATTTACTACCAAACTCGTCATATTTTGTATGAACTACTACACCAACTTTTGAATCTGCTATGCGCCCGCCAAGTTGGCTTTCCTTCTTGACTGTGTATGTGACGAGATTTGGAGTAAACTCTACACTATCACCTGAACTTGTAAATGGTTTGCCAGGATGATATAGTAGATCGCCGTAGACATAGCCGCGGAAATCTGAAGGAGTTGCTGCTTCCATAAGATTAAAAATAGCAGCCATTTCTTTTCCAAAACGATCTCGCCATTCCTCGCCTTTGCCTGTACTTGTAATAAACTTATATAAGTCTTTTGCACTAGTTGACTTGTTGCGTCCCCATCCGTTCTTGCCTACAAGAACAAATTGTCCGTTAGGTTCGCGTCCCCAGTACATAGTAGGATATCCATCCCACTTAATAGCAACATCGCTAGTGTCTGTTCCTAGACGTTCTAGTTCGTCTGCCGCTTTATTAGCGCCTTCTGAACCGTGAAAAAATACTAGGTCTTCTAAGTGATTGTATTCACGACCTTTTTGTGCTGCTTCTGTTAATACTTGACGAAACTCTCCAAAACGCATTAATATGCTCCGTTACGAATCTGTGTTAATTCTTCTGCAAATAGTTTATCTATTATAGACTCTCTGTCGCCTTTTTTAAAGACATTTTGTGGAGAACCTAATTGAAACTTTTCGCAATAACTTTCCATTGCAGCATTACATGCTTCGCCTAAACACTTTTCAGGATCTGGAGATTTGCCTTTATCGTATGAACTTTTCATACGCATAATAGCAGGAAACAATTGCTTGCGGTATATCATAGGATCGTTGCGCATATAGATAGCAACATCGTCTACTACATCAAATGGCATTTCTTTTGTTTCAAATTCTACTAATCTCACCATTTTCTACAACTCCAAAATCTTGCCTTATGACGAGGTCCAGGATTGTCGCAGTTGTGTCTAGCACGGAATGAACGTCTACGTGCTGGATTAGATTTTTTAATCTTACTATTAGGATCACCGAAGTTAACTTTAACTACATTACCCTTTGGATTCTTTACATATACTTTAAACTTTTTAACATCACCGCGTGTAGGCTTGCCTAGTTTAACTTTACGTCCTTGATACTCTGCTTCGTCTAAATCATCATCCTCGTTGAACCACATAACACCGTAGTCTTCAAAAAATTCATCGTCGTCTTCGTAAGTAATTTCATCTTCAGCAACGTCCTCGTCTGTTGAAATTTCAATGTCGAAGTCTTCATAACCTTGTTCAAACATATAATTTGCTAGACGTTGAGCATATTCGTCTGCTTCAGATTCGTCTAGTTGACGAGATAGAGGTATTTGAAATACCGTGCCGCCCTGCTCAGTTTCATAAATTTCTTGTTCTGCAAAAACACTCTCGTCTAACAACTGAGCGCCTTCTTGTTTTTCCATTACTATTCTTACAAAGTGTTCCATAGTACTACCTTAATGATTTAATACGACTGAATTTATTGTGCCGTCTGTATAAACTACTTGTGCTCTAATCCAAACATAATTGCCTGTAAAGCTTGCAATTTTACTAGCAGTTTCTTCTATTGCAGAATATGTATGTACGTCAAACCAATCATCTTCTGTAGGATCTATTGCTAGTGTTCCTTGTATGTTGATTGTACCTGTTACTCCGTCGTAGGAATATTGTACAGTATGTAAACCGTCTGAGCGACCGTAGTAGCCGTCGCCTTTAAACTTCTCTCCAGTGACAGCCTCAGTGGTGCTGTCTCCTGGATGTTGTTGATTTGATAAAATTATTTCACTATTCGCTGGCATACAACTATTTATCAATAATACCTGAGTAGACCAGTCGTTCTATTCTTTGTATATTATGTCCAACAATCATTTGTATCATAGTTAACACACGTTCGTCTCTTACAAAGACATAATTTCCACTAGCATAACCGTGAGATATGTTTGAAATAGTTACTTCACCAGCAGTGCTTTTATCTTTATTTGCCAAAAGCCAAGAACTAAATGCAGGATCAATCTTTTTATAGTTAAATGTTACCTTAATAGGATGTTCAGGAATTTTATCTACTAATAAAATATTCTTTTCATTTAATAAAAGATCAATAGTGTCTGTTTTTGGCTCCCAAAGCTCTCTTGCACTTACTCTCATTAATTTTGCTATGTTTAACAAAAAATCTTTATCATTAGAATAAATGCAAAATCCTGACCATCGCTCAACTCTTATTTTATAATCAGATACATTAAGTAGCTCTTTGTATAAATCTTTAGCATCTAAAAACTCATTATCAGAAATAGGTAATTCGGTTCTGTACACTGATTTATACAAAGGCTTACCTAGGTCGTAGAGTAGTTGATAATTATCAATTTTTGTTTTAAGAAATTTTAAATCACCGCCTTTTTGAAACTCGGTTCTGAACCAAGGAGCAAATGGATTAGCAAGCGCCAGTTTATACAGGTACTTGCCATAATGTAATTTCTTAGTTTCAAACTGTTTCAGTTTGATCATCGGTTACTACATCTAATTTAATTTCTTCGTTTCGGAAATCAATAGTTACGCTACCTCCGCCTTTAAGAGTTCCAAACAAAATTTGACGACTTAATGGACGCTTGATTTCTTTATCAATTACACGCTGTAGCGGACGAGCACCATTTTTAGGATCAAATCCTTTATCTACCAAGTAGTCAAGTGCTTCGTCAGTAATATCGATAGCAATGTTTTTGTCTTTGACCATTGTTTTAAGCTCGAGCAAGAATTTACCAACAATTTTCATCATTACTTCTTTACCAAGTTTAGCAAACGTAATTACACCATCAAGTCTGTTGCGGAACTCTGGAGCAAAGAATTTCTTAAATTCAGTATCTTCGTAGGTATTATCTTCTTCTGTACTAAATCCAATTGAACTTTTTTCTGCCTGTGCAGCACCTAAGTTAGTTGTAAGGATTAGTGTACAATTACGAGCGTCTGCTTCCTTACCATTAGACCCTGTTACTTTACCATTGTCCATAAGTTGCAATAAAATTTGTGAAACATCTGGGTGTGCTTTCTCGATCTCGTCAAGTAACAATACGCAGTTTGGATTTTCTTGTAGTTTAGTAATTAATTGTCCGCCATTGTCTTCATGTCCTACATAACCCGGAGGCGAACCAATTAGTTTAGCAACACTATGCTTTTCCATATACTCTGACATGTCAAATCTTACTAATTTTACGCCTAGATTATTTGCAAGTGCTTTAGCTGTTTCTGTTTTACCGGTACCTGTTGGGCCCATAAACACAAATGCACCGATAGGCTTATCATCCGGTTTAAGACCTGCTTGCGACACGAGAATTTTGTCAACAATTGATTCAATAGCATCGTCTTGTCCGAATACTGAACTTTTAATATTCTTCTCAAGATTGGCTAAATTCTCGCTTTCTTTTTCAGCAACTTGTTCAGCAGGCATATTAACCATTTTGGCAAGTTCAAATTGAACTTGTGCCTCACCAACAATCTTATCACCTTCGTGATCATCTTTAAGTTTAAAACGAGCACATGCTACATCAATCAAATCAATTGCTTTATCAGGAAGTTTCTTGTCCGATTGATATTTTACACTAAGCTTTACAGCCGCTTCGATAGCATCTTCTGTAATTTCCGTACCATGATAATCTTCATAGTACTTTTTAAGACCACGTAAAATATCTTTAGTTACTTCTGGTGTAGGTTCGCTTACCGTTACACGTTGGAATCGACGCATAAGAGCACGATCCTTTTCAAAGTACTTACGATATTCTTCCCAAGTAGTTGATGCAACAACTTTCAAATCACCTTTGGTAAGTGCAGGCTTGAGCATGTTAGCAAGATCGTTTGAGTTTCCACTACCGCCTGCGCCAGCACCATTCATCATATGTGCTTCATCAACAAACATAATTGTTTTGCCTTGCTTTGTAAGCGCCTGTAGTACTAGTTTAAAGCGTTCTTCAAAGTCGCCTCGATATTTCGATCCAGCAAGCATACTACCGATGTCTAAGTTGTATACTTTGTATTCTTTAAGGAAGTCAGGGACATGTCCTTGTTCGATATTAAAAGCAAGACCTTCTGCAATAGCAGTTTTACCTACACCAGGATCACCTACTAGCAACACGTTGTTCTTTGAGCGCCGTCCTAGAGCAAGTGCAACACGTTCTAATTCTTCTGAGCGTCCAATAATAGGATCAACTTTGCCTCGTTTTACTTGATCATTTAGATCAACGGTAAATGCACGTAGTGCTTTCTTTGCTTCAGTCGAAATTTCTTCTTCGTGAATGTGATCATCATCAAGTTCTTCATTAACAAATTCAGCAAACTTGGCCTTTGCTATTCCGCCTTTTTCAAGATAGTATACAGCAATACTTTTCTTTTCACCTAACACACTTAGTAAAACATCAGGCAAGTCGATATGTTGACGTCCTGCAAAGAGAACTTGTGTAAATGCACGATTAAGTACACGTTCTACCGTTTGTGTTTTACGAGGTTTGAACTTTGTTTCAGAAATGGTAATTTCATCACAATTATTTTTTAGATGATGTTCAATATTATTTTTAATATAGTCTACGTCTGCTCCAAACACGCCCATTGTGTTAATGAAGTTTTCTTCACAAAGCATAGCATACACCAGATGTTCGACAGTTACATACTCATGCTGCAATTTTTTTGCATCATTGATTGCTTTGTCAAATACTAGTTGTAGTTCTTTTGATGGTTCTACCATATCTTATCCTTTTTTAATATAGATTATTTCTTATGTTTTGAATTTGGGTTATTATTTCTTCATCTTCAACTAAAGGTATATCTGCTTCGATTTTAACATATACATTACCTCGTTGTTTTGTGTGTAGATCTGGAATTCCATAACCACTTATACTGAATGTTACGCCTGGCTTTGTGCCTTTGGGTATAGTTAGCCTTATGCTTTTGCTGTCTAGTGTCTGTATTATTATAACACAACCTAGCATTAAGTCAAACACATTTATATGTTTTTTAAAAATTAAATTGTTGTCCTCTCGAGCCCAGATCTTATGTTTCTTAACTCTAATTCTTATTTTTAAATCGCCTCGAGGAAGTCGCGGATGTCCTTTGTCACCTAACCCTTGATAATTAATTGTGTCACCTGTCTTTGCACCAGGCGGCACTTCTACCGTCACGGTTTCTATTTCACCTGTTTGTAATCTGTATTGCATAACAAGGACTTTGCCTAACAATACATCCTTTAATTCAATAACTGCTTCTAATACAATATCTCGATTTCTCGGAGTATGACTTGGCTGCCGAAACATATGCTCAAAAGGTGATCCTGCAAACGGATTACCGTTTTGAAAATTATCTGATCTAAAACTAAAACCTGGGTCGTGTGGATTATCGTATTGAGTTTTTTTCTGGGGGTCTTTTAGTGTATCATAAGCTTCGTTGATACGCTTAAACACTTCAGCATCACCGCCTCTGTCAGGGTGGTTTTGCATTGCCTTTTTACGGTATGCTTTTTTTATTTCATCTGTTGATGCTGTTCTAGGAATGCCTAGGATAGAATAATAGTCCATACATTTACTTATCGTATGGACTATTGCTTTTGTTTAACTATGATTATTTCTTTTTAGTATATGCTTGTGCTCCAAAAAATGCTGCAACAATACCAGCAACAGCAACAAAATATGTTGGTGCCATTGAACCTAGAGTTTTTTGTGCTTCGCTCAAGCCCGCCAAGCTAGCACCTACAACTGCCAGTGGATATAGTAATAGTCCAAACAATGCAAACCAAGTCATCGAACGCTGTGCATCTCGCATAGCATCTTGATCTTCTAGTGCTTTGCGTCTAAACTCTAATTCCATTGCCTTTTCTTCGTCGTCAATAACTCCGTCACCGTTTATATCAGCAGTATGATAACCTGTAGAAGGTTGTGTTGCTACAGCTGGTGTTGCTACAGCCGGCGCTGCCGGAGCTGGTTTCTTTGCTGCCGGAGCTGCTGCTGATGTTGCAGGCGCTGCTTTGGTACTTTTTAGCTCGTCTGGCTTCTTTCTTGGCATATTATTTGCCCTCCTCTATTATTTTTTCTAAATTAGCAATGTAGTTTACCATTGAGTGATCTGAAAAACTATCTATACTTCCAGTTTTCCAACCCATCTTAATACCACGCCAACGGTCTTTTGTTCTTTGCCAACCTGTCATTTTTCTTTCTAGTCCGTGTGCATTCATATAGTGTTCTTTACCGTGATGCACATACCCCATTATTGCCAAAGGTACTCGTGCAACAATATCATTGTTATTAACCCAACGTGCGTGAGGCACATCTAATGATTTGCAATACTTTCTCCATCCTACTCTAGGTGATCCAAATGTAAATACTGCATCAATATCGGGCATAGTAGCATCGTGATTACAGCGACTGGCCATAATAGTAGTCATTGCTGCGCCGAGACTATGACCTGTAAACCAAACATCTAGATTTTTAACCCCAGGTGCTTTTAAATCTTCTAATACCATAGGCCAAAGTTCGTCTACTTCTGTTTTGAATCCTACGTGTACTCGTCCTACGGTTTCAGCTAGCACAGGAGCAGCCTTTAGATCTGCTTTTACATCGTTAAATTCGTTAGGTTGTGTTCCTCTACAAGCAATTACTATATCTGTAGTGTTTTGAAAACGATAAGCCTGTGCGCCACCTAGTTCGTAAAATTCTACGTCATTAAACCCTAGTGGTTTTACTGCTTTCTTTGCTTCTTTTTTGTCCATATATGCTATTTGACTTAGTTTAGCAAATAATAGACTTTGTTCGTAGAATGTTAAATCTGCTATCATTCTTTGCCCTCAAGTTTTTTGAGACGACTTTCTAGATCGTCTATTTTTTTGGTAATTTTAGGGTATTTTTTACGCCAGGCATCTTCTGGTTGTTCTAACCAAGTAAGACCCCAGCGCTCTACTAGATAATCAAGGAACTGATCTAGACGAGCATAGCACCAAATGCCTGCTCTAGTATCTTTAAAATATGCTAAAAATGCTGCGCCCAAAAGTGCGCCTAGAATACTGGTATAGATCCATAAGGTATCATCTAGTAATTTGTTTAATAACTCGCCCATTAGTTAATGCCCTCAGATAATTGTTACGGCATTACATCTTCTGTTACTGTAACATCAACACCTTTTGCTCTAATATCTGCTCTATGTTGATCATTTAATGCAGACATTTTTACTTTATAAGCTTTATATGCAGTTTCACTTTTCCAATTTCTAGTATATGTTACTTTTCCAAATTCTTCTTTCACTGCTTGAGTAAAACTATTCGATACCTCACGTAGTCCGTGACCAACTGCTACATAGTGAGCAGCACTTTCTATTATTGTCTTCAATGATTGTGCATTAAACGTGCTATCACCAGCTTTTTCAAAAATAAGTTTTTGTATTATTGCCATATTTGGATCTCCTTTTTATTAATAAACTATTTATAACTATTCGGCTTGAACTGCGCCGTCTAGTGCCTGTTCTGCTTCTTTGTAATAACGCTCATAAGCTAAAATAATTTGTTTTTGTTGTTGTACTAGCGCACGGATATCTGAAAAATTTAGCCCAAGATTTTCATAACCTTCACCAGTAAGAACAAACAGCCCATAAGGTTGACCGTTAGCAGTTAATTCTGCTATTTTTTCTTCCATATTTTCTGCATTAATAACTACCCAGTCAATATTACGTAAACGAAGTTCGTCAACAGGAGGTAATGTAAGCTCAGGTTTGTCTATAGGTTTAGCACTTACTTCAATTCTCTGAAGTGGATTACTCGAGCACGCCGTTAGTGCTAGGACCAGGCCAAAGCCAAGGGCACTCTTTGTTAAAACTCTCACCGTCTTTTGCATTTAATTCATCCTCTGTTAGTGGCGAACCTGATAGTATTTCAAAACACCTGCCCGCATTTACTGTACCTCTATTTACAGCACGTTCGATACTATCTGGTTTTTCTGCTGCTAGTAGACCTAAATCAATGTCGCTAAGTTTTTCTGACAATCTATTATTTTGTCTACGTATATCAGCATATGCTTCATTGATGCGTTGATTTTCAGCAGCCATAGAAGCATAGTCTTGTTGTAAACTTTCTATTGCTACTTCTTGAGTTTCAACTGCCATACCTAACTTAGCATTATTTTCAGTTAGTGTTGAAATAGTCGCTTGTGTATCGTTGTAATACCAGTAACCGATTCCTCCCATTACTAAAATTATAACAAATAGTATAGCTGAAAGTCTCATATTAATCTCCAAACATCATAGCAAGACTCGCAGGGCCCATAATACCGTCTGCTACAAGACCGTTTTCTTCTTGCCATGCCTTAACATGTGCTTCTGTGCCACGTCCAAAGATACCGTCTGCACTAATTTCTAATTCTTCTTGTACTGCTGTAACGGTTGGGCCTCTTGAACCTAGCTTCACGGTTTCGTAGGCAACTTTTCCTGGCTCCCAATCACCACCGAAAACTTCTAGTGCGTGTTGCCAGTGTTTTTTACGATCTTCTAGGCCGATTGTGCCGCCGTTGATACGTTTGGTCATTCCAACAATGTCTGCATTATCACAATATCTGTTGATATTATTTTCATCCCAGAACCAGCAAGCACTATCTAGTGCGCCTTTTTTAGTGCGTACATAGTCGATTGCTTCTTCCGGAGTCATTTCTACTGCTTCTGCAAATTTTGTATAGTTATAACGTCCTGTAAGCTGAATAAGGCCACCTCCACGGAAGCGCCAGCCGTCACCGCTGTCTGTGTCTCCGTTGTCCATTCTGTTTGCGTAAATAACGTTCGCAATTTTGCGAGGTTGTCTATGATATTCACTTGCATCTCTCCCTGCTCTTTCAAAGTATTTTGGGAAAATTGCATTTAGTGCTTTTGCACTATAGTTTAGATTCTCACTAATAACTTTAAAATTCATTGATTCGTGCCCGCATTGTGCAATAAACCCTGCTACTCTAGGAATAGTATTGATTTCCCAAAGCGGGAGTATTTCGCACATTGCGTCATACCAATCTTCTGCTTCTTCGTTACCTCTTAGTAACTCGATAACTTGATCTTCTGTGAATTCAAATTCAAAATGTTCAGCACTCATTGTAGTTTCCTTATGTTAATATACGTTCTACTACTAACGTTTTTGCCCCATTTTCAAACGTTAATTTATCACCGTATTTGGTTATATTATAATCGCCCACATACTTACTTAAAAAAATGATCTCTGAGAAATCCCAAGGATTAAAACTTTCGTTAATTGCTTCTACAGTTTCAACTGTATCACCAAAGTCTACAAATTTAAAAAACACAGGATCTGCATATGACTTTTTAATACGTAATACATCGTCCCACATATCAACGCTTTCTACGAAGCTTTTATTAAAAAAGTTTTTATAATTTTCTAAATTCGACTCGTTTACTTTAATTCCGTAATCGTCTGAACTTGTAGGTATATTACTTTCTAAAGTTTCTTGATCTAAATTCATACTACGAAAGTTTTTATAATATCTAAATTTAATATCATCAAGTTGTGCTAGTTTACTAACACCGTCGGCTAGTTCTACTATCTGACTACTAGCAGCTTTATCTCTTTCAATTTCAACAAACACTTTATAAGTGCCGTCACTTTGTTCTCCAGGAGTAGCATCAGCATCTAGTACAAATGTATATCCTTTTTCAATAAAGTTAGAAAGGTCCGTTGCTGCTTCTTTAGTTTTTGTAGAAAATGCAACCGTTATAATATCTTCGTCAGAGCCCATTTTACTTTTGTACGAATCAATTTCTAGTATATGATCAACTAAATCTCTTAAATCGTTTTGTCTTAGTGTCATTGTGCTAGTCCTTCGTCGTTATCTACAATATCATCAGCCTGTTGTGGCTCTGGAGTAGGCGACTGATCATTTGCAGGCTCCACTATTTCTTGCATATAACCTGTATAGATATCTGCTATTAATTTTTTAGGCATTTGAATTTCAACGATCCAAATAGGAGATCTGTCTAGTTTGCCTTTTTTAGTGCCAGGACGAATGTCATCAGGCTTTTCAATTTTACGTGGCTCAACTATATGACTTTTTTTATAACTAACTTTGCAGTCATAATCTAATAGACGTTTTCCGCCCATTGGATCTGGCATTTTATCTTTTGGCCACATAAATGAACATGTAACCCAATGACGGTCTATCTTTGGACCTTCTGCAAGTTCGCCATCTTCCCAATTAGCATATACATACACATCAAGTTCGTCGAGAACTCTTTCAAAGTCTTTAAGAACTTGAAGGGCTGTATTTGAATTATAAATCGTGTCTATATTTTTAATAATATCTAGTACATCATGCATGGTGTAATCCGTTGTTTAACTATACTTATTTATCGTATCTAAAGAGTTATATATTATTTTATCTTTGCTATCTTGATGGTAAATACTTTTGTAGGGCAAATGCTCCTGCGAGCAAATGGTCCTACCATAACCCCTAAGGAGGACACTTAATGGGTGCAAAACGTGCTTCTAAGAAGCGTAATAACTCAGTCGCAAACAACGGAAACGTTGTTGAAATCAATACTTATCAAAAAAAGAAACAAGTACAAATCCTTCCACGCAATAGAAATCAAGAAACCTATGTGTTAGCACTGCTTGACGAAACAAAAGATATAGTCTTTGGAATCGGTCCAGCAGGAACAGGTAAAACTCTGTTGGCTGTACAAGTTGCAGTAAAAAAATTCAAAGAAGGTGAAGTAGACAAGATAATTGTCACAAGACCAGCAGTGTCAGTTGATGAAGATCTAGGTTTCTTGCCGGGCACTATGGAAGAAAAAATGGCTCCATGGACACGCCCTATATTTGATGTGTTGAGAGAATATTTTAATGCTAGAGAAATAGAAGGGATGATCGCTGAAGGTATAATTGAAATTGCTCCACTTGCATATATGCGTGGTCGAACATTCAAAGATGCTTATATTATTGCAGACGAAATGCAAAACGCAACACCAAATCAAATGAAGATGTTACTAACACGTTTGGGCGCAGGCTCTAAAATGTGTGTAACAGGTGATTTAGCACAAGCAGATCGTCTAAAAGATAACGGTCTAATAGATTTTGTTAATCATTTAGATACAACTGAAAGTTCTAGACTCAATCTAGTACGTTTTGAATCGAAGGACATTGAACGTCATGAAGCAGTAAAAGAAGTCCTTCGAATATACGGAGATACTTAATTAAACTTTAATTACTTCAATATCTGACTTTTCTAAAAAGTCAATGCCCTGTGTACTACGATAACTTTCTTTGTAGTACACAGTGGCTATTCCACTTTGATATATTAGTTTAGCACAATCCATACAAGGGCTGTGTGTAATAAAAATACTTGCACCATCTCCACTCTCAGGAGACTTTGCTAGTTTAGCGATTGCGTTCGACTCTGCGTGAAGGACCTCTGGCTTTGATTTTAGTATAGAGTGACCTACTTCGTCCTGTCTTATAACATCTTCACAGCAATTATCCCAACCAGCAGGCATGCCGTTGTAACCAATACTAATAATACGATCATCCTTAACAACAATAGCACCAACTTGTAGTCGTGTTGCACTACTTAATTGTGCGAAACGTTCAGCAACGTCCATGTAAGCTTCAATAAACTTAGGTTTCATTCAAATTCCCTTTTCAACAGCATTACCAAGTATTCGTTCTTAGAATATATCAACGGCCAACTCCATCCTTTTATAGGCGGACGTCCGTTATGATCATATAGTATATGCACAATATAATATTTTTTCAACCATATACGTTTTTTATTAAAAGTACTACGCACAGGCAACCAAGCAAATCGTTCTTCATGTCGCTCTTGATCGTCTAACTTATTACCGTAGTAACCATGTCCAAACATATTACCACCATCCTAATTTTGCGCCATTATGTATAATAATCATAAAACAAGTTATGATATGCACTACCCACCAAAACGTTCTGATCATAGCAACTGCATCGGCTTGCTTATCAGTTTCGCCAACTTTCTCGCCTAAACTTTTGGCCCATATGCGCCAAAGTTTTTTCATACTGCCATAGGAGCCTTAATCGAATCCATAGGATTGTAATTAAGTAATTTGTAATCACTCGGTCTAGTATTTACTAATTCTTCTAAGTCCTTAAAGGCTGGTATTTCCAATATTGGACCTTTACGTGGTTCTCTAGTAATTTGTTCTTTAACTTGTTCCATATGATTTTGATAAATGTGACAATCACCACCAGTCCATACAAAATCTCCTACTTTTAGATCAAGCAACTGAGCAAACATGTGTGTAAGCAAACTATAACTTGCAACATTAAACGGGACACCTAAGAACATATCTGCTGAACGTTGATAGAGTTGGCAACTTAGTTCTCCATCTTGTACATGGAATTGAAATAGTGTATGACACGGCGGCAGCGCCATTACGTTTACTCTGTCAGCGTTCCATGCACTTACAATATGTCTGCGACTATCTGGATCATGATATAAATTTTCTAATACATCTGCAATTTGATCTACAAAGCCTAGTGCAGCATCCCAAGTGCGCCATTGATGTCCATAAACTGGTCCTAGATCCTTTATTGTATCCGTATTGACATATCCTAAGTCTTTAGCTTGTTTGTCAGCATTAGCAGTCCAAATAGTGTTCTTGCCTACTAGTTCTTCACGCGGCTTGCCGTAATGTATCTCAGCTAGTCTACGTTCGTCACTAGAACCTTCTAAGAACCATAGTAGCTCACTTACTACACTTTTCCAAGCAAGCTTTTTTGTAGTAACAGCAGGAAACTCGTCTCGCAAATCAAAACGCATTTGATAACCAAATACACCACGTGTGCCTACTCCAGTTCTGTCGCTGCGGTCTTTGCCGTTAGCTAAAATATATTCTAATGCGTCTAAATATTGTCTCAATATGCTCTCCACTTATCTATATATACATCGCCTTCGCGCTCGCTGCTTATAAGGTTAAATGTTGTTTCAATTAATTCTCTAGGTAAAAATGTATCGCAGTTATATTTTCCACTAATACGGCTTAGCCAAATTTCGTCAATAATGTCAAGGCTATCAGCAACTAATTTTGCTCCACCAATAATCCAAACATCGTCCGTCATGTTCATAGTAACACAGCGAGACTTGTAAATGTCAGGGCGCACTACTTCAATGCGTTCGTGGCTGTTTTCTTTCATTGTGCTTGATACAATTACATTGTGTCGCTTGGGCATAGGCTTAGGCATATCAGGATCTTCCCAGGTTGCTCGTCCCATAACAACCGTGCTATTTAATGTACAATCTCTAAACCATTTCTGGTCAGCAGGATTATGCGGCCACGGAAGTGTTCCGGCTTTACCGATACCCCATTCTTCGTCGCAGGCGAGTATTGCTCTAATCATATTATCTTCCTAAATCTATTATATTATTATCTGTATATGTATGACTTTTAAAATGCTTAATAAGTCCATAAAACAATCTTTCATGTAGTTGCTTACTTAGATGTCCGGAACGATGATCATTTCCAAAATCTTCTGGTGCATCAGGATCTGTAACACTTATTTTTAACAAACTAGGAGTAATATTTATACCGGTTTTAAATGTATGATATAAATTGGGTTCGTCCATGTCTTTAACTGATGTATAAACATTATCTCTAATATCAGGCTTTGGAAAAGAATGAAAGTGTAAAAATATTTTATCTTTATATTTTTTTGACAAATGGTCGTCTAACCAATGCAATAAGGCAACATTTTTATAAATTATCATTTCTTCATTTCTTAGATGCATATAATAATGCTGTGCTGCTCTATAAATGTCTTTTTGCCACGGTTCCATAAATTTTTTTAATTTTACTTCAGAACTATTTAAATGCGGAATACCGGGAATAAAAAATCTATCCGGCTCACTCCAGGCAAATATACATATATCAAAATCTTGTGTATTATGCATAAATTCATAAAATGCATAATCACTACCTGATCCAGGTATTGATCTATTGTCAACATTCCAACTATAGTGTATTCTTAATCTATTAAGCCAAGAGTGAGAAGTGCTGAGAATATCAGTAAAGCTATCGCCTATGACCAATACACGTTTATTTTTTAAATCTTCATTAAGTAACATTAGTCGCCTTTTCCTGGGGCTTCACTAAAGTATTCTATTTTGTTTTCTACACCGTGCCATTGTTCAGCATCAGCAGGTACATCTTCAGGACGCATTTCTGTAATATTAGGCCACAAATCTGAGTACTTCTGATTAAAGTCTATCCATGATTTTGCAGTATCGTCTGTATCAGGCAAAATAGCGTTTGCAGGACACTCAGGTTCGCATACTCCGCAATCAATACATTCTGTTGGATTAATAACCAACATGTTCTCACCTTCATAAAAGCAGTCTACTGGACATACTTCTACACAATCCATATGTTTACATTTGATACATGCATCATTTACAATATATGTCATTTAAATTCTCGCTAATCGTATGAGCGTTGCCGCTAAATTTATCTCAGGATCAACAACCAATGTATGATCCACCATCCCTTGCTTAATAGTTAGCACTGCTGTATCTTGTTGCTCTTCATTTCCGAATAGTTCAATGTTGTCGTACAGCCAACGATACACTTCTTCCATTTCTTCTGGACGAATTGCGCCGCAGAGTAGTTTACGTGCTTCTTGAATCTTGCCTGCTTTGAACAACTCAACCATTTCAAGCTTCCAATCACTTTCACCTGTGTCTCCTTGCTGCGGAGCAACTAATAAACCGTCTACTGAGTTCATCTGCACCATGTTAATACACTTACGCAAGTCTGGATACGTTGCTTTTACATATGTATCAAGTGTATCCAAGTCTGGAGTAACACCTTCTGTGATAAGGATTTCCGCAACTCGTGCTGTAAACTCAGTCTGGTCAATCTTAGCAATATGGAAGCCTTGACAACGACTGTGTAGCGCAGGAATAATTCTGTTGGGATAATTGCAAGTAAGAATAAAACGTGCTGTAGTATGATACTCTTCCATCACTCCACGTAGTGCTGCTTGTGCGTTGGGCGATAAGTAATCAGCCTCATCTAGTAACACAACCTTAAAGTCGCCAAATGGAATCATTTGTACGAAGTTTACAATCTTATCACGTACATCATCTACTGAGTTTGTTCGCGATGCGTTAATTTCTAGTATGTCTAGATCATTAATATCAAGTTCGTTAAACAATAGTTTAGCAAGTGTAGTCTTACCAATGCCTGCATTACCACTAAACAGCAAGTGCGGAATAGTCTTATCTTTAATCCAAGTGTTTACTTGGTTACGTTGTGCATCATCACGAAACACATAACCGTCTACTGTTTTAGGACGATACTTTTCTACCCAAAGTTCTTTCATTATACTATTGCCTCTGTTGTTAATGCATCGTAATTATTATACACAAAACTATAGTCTGTGTCAATGTTTTCTGTTTCAATAAAGTTATCAAATGTTTTGTTCCAATCTTGCGTATCAACTAAATCACTGAACATATCCACAATCTCTGTATCCTTAGATTCTCTACCTAACCAAAAATGGTAAAATGCTTGCATACGTTCAATAGGCGGAACATCATCAGTTTGAATACCATTTATAGCAAACTGCATAGCCATCGAACCTAGTGTTTCATTTCCACTGTCTACTAACTCGATCCATCTGTCAAGTTCTACTTGACTAGGATTTCTGCCTTCGAAGATTTCAAAAACAGACTCTACCTTAACTTGAGTATCAATACTTGGATCCATTGTTTTGTCTAGTTCGTCTAATTTTTGAACATATTTTCCGCTGTCAAAATCATACATACTATTCTTTTCTAGCAGTGTTCTTACTGAACTTTCACTAATATCCGGATACTCACTTTTGATAGTAGCAACATGTGCAGCAACTCTAGGCGCAGCATAACTTGTTCCTTCTATTCCCCAGCCATCGCCTGATTCATAGTAATGGACAACTGCACTGCCTTGGTCGCTCCAGTCATAAATTTCGCCATTATATTGACTGTAAGCACCTACCATAATAGGAAATATACTATTGGCAAATGTAGCATTGGTTGCGCCGTCTATACCATCATTACCGGCACTTGCGGTTATAGTAACTCCATTTTCGTATAATGTCTGAATGTCTTGCAGGTGATTGATGTATCCAGTAAAACCAGGATCATGATCTTTATATTCGCCGATATAAGGATAAAACGTATCTATGTCCCATCCCCAACTGACATTTACTACATCTGGATCAAAGTCTTCAAACACTCTCAGTACCACACCAGGAGATTTTTCAGGATCAACATCCTCTGCAATTACAGTTACTTCTTTACTGTCACTGAGAAATTCACCGTAGAAGTTTTTTAGCACCTGCGGTCCGTGGTATGTGTTTGTTTGAAAAAAATCAAGTATTACAACAACTGGTTCATTGTCAGTCTTGTTGTTTATTTCGTTAATAGGCGTCTGTACCGTGTGTTGTTCATTGCTGCTATTATAACATCCTGCCAATAATGGCAATGCTGCAACAGGAATAACTTTTTCTGCTTTCTTAGCCTTGTATTTTTGTACTGCTAACGTCTTCATTCATCATCGTCCTTTTTCTTTTTACGGCCGTAGAAGCCGCCCTTAACTTCGATGTTTTCTGTACGTGCTCCTGGAGGACACTTAGTAATGGTACCACCTTTTGCTAAGAATTCGTCGATTTGTTCTTTTGATGTATTTTCGTCTTTTGATTGTCTATCCATCATTTAATTAGCGTACTCCACTGTTTGAGTTTTTCTTTTTTATAACTACTTCTAGCGTAAATATGTTTCCATTGTAACACACCATGTTCACAAAGTAAATCAATCATTGCATAAACATCGCCTGCTTCTTCATTAAGTAACTCGAGATGTTTATCCCCTGACGCAGCGTCTAACGATTCATACTTGCGTAGCAGTTTCATACAAACTTGTGTAAGCTCGCTGCTCTCTTCTGATGTAATAGCCATCAACTGTTGAAAGTCGTTGATTGGCGTTTCTAGTTCTGTGTTACTTACCATGTTCTTGCTCCAGTCTATACGAACAATATACATCGTCCCAGATGTAGTATACAGCATATGCTGCCACGCCGCCAAAGATGCTACCACTGAATATAAATCCAGTCATAAAGTCTGCGGCTAGAAATGCTACTGGATAATCATACCATCTAATCATTACCCAACCCAAAGCAAGGCGTAGCAAGTGACATATTGCATTTTCGACCATACTCCTCTGGGCCCATAATAGCAATGTTCATCAGCAAAGGCACACCAACCATAAAAAATGTAATGATTAGCATAGCCCAACCAAGACCTTTTAATGTGCAATAGTTTGTTTGTTCACTCATCTTTGATAGCCTTTCTCAGTTCGTTTCCTTCAAAGTTATCCATCTTTAAAAACTTTTGCAATACTGCATTAGTTGGATCTAGCTGAAACACTTGTTGAGCTAGTTGCTCAATCATGTCATAGTCCATTTGTGTTTTGATATGTTTACCCATTATCGCTTAACTCCTAGTTCTTTGTATGCTATTTGTACTGATTTTGCTTGAAAGTATGCGTCAGCTAGTGCATTGTGTAAATCTGTTTGCATTGTTTTACGAGGATCTCCGTTAGGAAGAACACTAAACAATGTGCGGCTATCCATCACTTGCCAAAAGTTATATGGAATGGATTTTCCTGCACTACGATACATATCTTCGATAATAGTAAGGTCAAAGCCGTAGCCATGTCCCCAAATTTTATCTGCGCCCCAGATCCACTTAGTAAGTTGTTCTAGTGCTTGTTCTACGGTCACTGCGCCTGTTTGATCAAACGCTTCTTCCATGACCTTAGGTTCTTGTTTTGCCCACCAAGCAATAGTATCGTCGCTAGTAGTACGTCCTAAACGATTTTGATCGTCTACACAAATTTTAAGATACAATTCAGAATGTGGTTCGGCGTCTGAGAAGGGATCAAACTTTACAGCGCCCAAACTTAATACCGTACATTGCGGACGAGTATCGAGTGTTTCTAAGTCAATCATTGCATGAGTAGTCATCGTTTTCTATTCTCCTGTCCGATGCCTGAGACGATAAGGAATACATAAAGAATAGGCCAAGCCCATCCTGTTAAGAATCCTGTGATATGTAGTATCATTAGTGCAATGCCAGTTGCACCTGTAGTACCTATGCCACTAGTTTGTGGTACTGGTAATTTCATAAGAAAACTCCTAACAATTTATATACATTATAGCGTATAAACTGCTAGGAGTCAAGTGTTAATTTAGATATTATCTTTAGTGTAGATATTGGATTTAAATCCAGTTGTTAAATCTACTATTTTAAAGTCTGTAAAAAAATCACACACTTTATCGGCTAATATTTTGTGATTTTCTTCTGAAAAATGATTCCATCTTGTATCATTTGTTTTTTTATAAAATACATCACGAGTCTTAATGCTATCAAATTCTGCGTTTGAAACTTCTGTTAACGTTCCTTTAACTCCGTTAATCGGGTGGAATCCAGGTAATATCAACATTTTTACTCCTAATGGTTCTAGGTTTATAGCTGCATGAATAGTTGCCCAAAGAACTGAATCGTATATTGCTCTCGAAGCCATGTCCGAATAGAGATACTTTACGTACTGCTGTACTGCCTTATATTCTTGTTTAGTAATACCGTCTCTGATATTAGCATTTGCAAAATTTGAAAGATGCGGAGATTGCTCAATTAGCCATCTTCTATTTTCACTAGTAAGACAAACAATAATGTAGTCACCTTCTTTGTATTCATTCATTTGATCCATAAATCGATGAAAAATAAATTCATTTGCTGCACCGGCCATAGAGTCATTAATTTGATCTGTTTTACCTGTTAGTTTCTCAGCTACAAGATCAACCCAATTATTTTCCATATGAATAAATTGTGGATAAAAATTTTCAGATTTTCTTAATTCATTAGCATCGTTAACATCATTAAACGTATGACTAAAACTATCTCCAAATACATATAACACTTGATTATTCACATATCTTGTAAATCTGCTTCTTTTACAAACACACCATCAATCATTTTACCTTTACGATCTTTGATATCGTTGTATGCAACTTCTAAACATTCTTCCATAGTTAAACCGTTGCGTTCCATGATGTTTAGCAGTACAACCATGATATCTCCACAATCGTCTCTAATGTCTTTGCCTTTGCAAATGCTGTCACTTAGTTCACCCATTTCCTGGATCAGTTTCATATACTGATCTTTGTCAGTGCTGCCTTCGATGAGATTTCTATCGTAGTGCCAAGCAATAATTTTATCTGCTGTTGTCATTTTTGCCTCTTATGTATTAATAAATGCTGATGGGTCTATAGTTGCATGTTCGCCGTCTGCATATTCTGCACCGATGCTGACGCCTTCTGGTTTCTCTTTTGAGTATGCTAAAATTGACTCAGCTTCAACCATACGTAGCTCTATTTCGCCGTTGCCTTCGTCAATTTTAATTCCACGAGTCCAACGACCGTGTTCTACTAATACCCATTCTCCGATCTCGTATGCGTCTTCGTTGTTAGGTCCTTTACTATGCACCTTGCCCCAACGAGGATAGATACCACGAGTTTCGCCGTCATCGTTTCTGAGAATCAATCCGCTTTTAGTTTTTTGTTCACCAAAATACATATCACTTACAATTACACGATTACCAATTGCTTTTAGTGATCCGTTAATAGTGTTTAAATTTATAGCCATTATTCACCTTTTTTTACAAAATTTCCGCTATCGTCTTCGATCCACTCATCTTCTGCTTCAGCTTCTTCAAACATTGCTTTTTCTTCAGGAGTAAGTTCTGTTTCTGTTTTCTTTGTCGAACGAGTAGTCTTAGTCTTAGTTTTAGTCTCAGTCTGTTCAGCAGCAATAACTTCATCTGCTGCTTTTGGTTTAGCACGACCAGAATCGCCTCTTACTGCACCAGCTTGGTTATAATACTCTTTTATAATTTCTTCACGCTTTTTAATAATTTGTCCGCCTGCGCCTAGTTCGTCGCCACGGGCATTTACACGAGCATTTCCGACTGCTGGTGTTAGTTCATTACGTTTGCGTAACAAATCCATATCTACTTTTTTTCCTCGCATACTAGTATGCTGTTTTCTCATTGTAGTATTCTTTGACATAATAGTCTCCTTATTAACTACGTATATTTAGCGTAAGAACTCGCGCCAGTCGAGTCCATATTGGATTGAATCAATACGATGCACACCAATCAAATACAGCACATAACTAGCAACGCTGCTGCCTCTACCAACTCCCCACACAATGTTGTTCTCACGCATAAAGTCTACAAGATATTTCATGTAGCATAACAGCGGCAACATTCCACGTTCGACAAAGGCTTCAAATTCTTCCATAACTCTAACCCGTTGTTCTGTAGTCGTACACTGACTATTACAGAAATCAAATATCGGGTATTTTTTATACTCATCAGGCATAAACCATTCAC